TGCTATCAAGGTAAATGGTCTGTTGCAACTCGCGGATCATTCGCCAGCGAACAGGCAGACTGGGCTACGAATTGGTTGAACATTAATCAACCGTATTTCGTATGGCCGGAAGGTTTTACTCCGCTGGTAGAAATTATTTTCCCAGAGAACCAAATTGTTGTGAAGTATGACTGGTCTGGTCTTATCTTGTTGGCAGGTGTGAATATTGAAACAGGCGAGGAAATGACGCGAGAGGTACTAGAGCAACTGGACAAAAGAAACAACTTTCGTCTTGTGGATAAATTTGACAAGAGCATTGATGCTTGCGTATCTGAAGACATTGAGAACGAAGAGGGTTACGTTGTAGCTTGGCATCGTCCCGGTACATGGCCTCTTCGAGTCAAGGTGAAGATGGAGACGTATTGCCGTCTGCATCGTCTTCTGACTCAGACCAACCCGGTAACGGTGTGGGAGATGTTGAGGAAAGGAATCGACCTCACTACGGTTACGGCAGACGTACCTGCGGATTTTGTGGCGTGGATCAATGTGGTCGAAGCGCAACTCGTATCGGCATACAAGACTCTTGAGAACGCCGCTCTTGCCGCGATGCTGGAATATAAAGGGGAGAAGATAATCACGGCTCCTGATCAGCGCAAGGTATTTGCGTTATACGCAGTATCGATGGGTATCGTAACGCCTATCCTTTTTTCCATGCTCGACAGGAAAGACTATTCTCCTATCATCTGGAAGATGATAAAGCCGAAGGCTACTGATACTTTTAAAGTGGATGTAGACCTTTAACTAATAGCAAAGCGGGCCACGACCGAGAATCGTAGCCCGCTTAGGGAGGAAAGGGAGACCGCCAATGGGAGGAAGCGGCCACCTAGCGCGGCCATGGGAGTGACGGCGCTGGTATGTTTATACAGAATCTCGAATCGAATGTCAAGATCGGAGATTTTTATTTTCTCTCACTCAATCGCAGTATAATTACTGCTTCTTTCCTAAAAGTTCATCCATAAGCGGGTCAAGCCACTCATTGACTTCCATAACAATTTTGCTTTCATGAACAGTTTCTCTAATAGAATCATATATATCGCGAAATCTCTTCTTCGTCTCAGATACTCTTTGCTCTCTCTGCTCAGGAGTTTCGTGACGATGCTTCCACTTAAACCATAGTGACATTACAGGAACTCTAACGTAAAAGAAAAATAGATCGCGCATAGGAATATTATAACATAAAATGGAGCGGGAGACGGGACTTGAACCCGCAACTTCCAACTTGGAAGGATGGCACTCTACCATTGAGTTACTCCCGCAAACATGGTGCCTCTGACCGGGTACGATCCGATAACCGGAGCCTTATCGAGACTCTGCTCTTCCTTGAGCTACAGAGGCCAAAATGGGGCTGGAAACCGGCCTTGAACCGATGACCTCTCCCTTACCGAGGGAGTGTTCTACCAACTGAGGTATCCCAGCACTTCTAAACTATGGTGGGCAAGGCAGGAGTCGAACCCGCGACGAATTCGGTGTAAACGAACCGATCTACCGTTGATCTACTTGCCCGTATTCGCGGTGAGGGTCGAACTCACGACCTTCGTCTTCGGGGGACGACGCTCTTAATCCATCTGAGCTACGCGAATAGTACAACAATTTTGGTATTCCTATGGTATTATTGAACAATGAAACCCGATAATGCAACATCTCATTCAAAAAGGAAATGGGCTAAAACAGTGGAACTGGTATGCTTTGGATGCGGAACCACGTTTACTCGACTTTCCCGTGAACACAACAAAAGATTAGCAAAAGGCAATCACGAATGGTATTGCTCTAATGATTGCCAGAAAAAAGAGCCAACAAATCGTTGCGTACATTGTGGAACACTAACCAGAAATCCTAAATATTGTTCCAGTTCATGCGCCGCTAAGGTTAACGGATCATTGTACCCAAAGCGAATAAACCATCGTACCCCACGGTTCTGTAGATTCTGCGAGTCAACTTTCTTCCTATCTAAGACTCATAAATCCAAAAATATTTGCGAATCATGTTATCTTGCATGGAAGAGCGGACACGTAAACAGGGATACGAAGATCGGTGCGCTATTAAATTCCAAATCCGTAAAAGGTAAACACCCAAGCTGGAAAGCAGCCAATGTAAGGATGCTGAATAGAAAATGGAACTGTACGCTACTAGAAAAACCATGTGCACGTTGCGGATATGATCTCCATGTCGAGCTAGCTCATATTAAGGCCATTTCATCATTTCCTATTTCTGCAACGCTTGGGGAAGTAAATGATCCCGACAATGTTATCCAACTGTGCCCAAATTGCCACTGGGAATTCGACAACGGTATTTTCTCTTTGGAAGACTTGCCGAGGATCGAACTCGGATTACAGGTTTAGGAAACCTGAGTTTTATCCACTTAAACTACAAGTCCATGGAGGCCATGAAGCGACTCGAACGCTCATCATCCAAATTACGGTTTACGGAGGTAGAAACTCCGTCCGGTACATGGCCATGGTGCTCCGCCAGAGAATCGAACTCTGTCCAAACGCTGTAAAAGAGCGTTATGACACCATCACACCCACGGAGCAAACTTGAATGGTGGAGATATTCGGATTCGAACCGAAATCGAACTGCTTAAGAGGCAGCCATGTTAAACCATTAACACCATATCTCCACTGGTAGGGGTGGAAGGAATCGAACCTTCGGACTGTCTCTTATAAGGAGACGGCTGGTGCCAACACTAGCTACACCCCCAAAAACTTAATCGTAGCGGCCCACTACAACGGCTAACCTTTCGGCGAGTTCTGCACGTCTCGGTAGTCTTAGCTGTCCGATACCGCTAGTGAATTATGCGCCGCCGCTACGAACTTGGTGCCAGTGAACAGGATTGAACTGTTGGCCTCGTCGTTATGAATGACGCGATCTAAACCGACTGATCTACACTGGCAAAAATGGCAGGGGCGGAGGAATTCGAATCCCCAAGTTCGGAGTTGGAAACCGACAGTTTTCCAGTTGAGCTTACGCCCCTATAAATCAATTAGATTGTCAAATAACCCAATAAAAGACCCTCCATGTAGGAGGGTCTGGTAGTACAAATACAGCACCAGACCTTACACGACTCCCCAAATGACCCGCTTGGTGGTCATTCTGGTTATCCCGCGTTTAGTAGAAGTCTGCATAAACGAATAGTACATCAACTCAAATTGGAATGTCAAGACTTAATCTCGGAACGGATCGAAAGTTTCCTTTCCCGCCATCGCAACGCCCACAGGAGTCAAGCGGTGCAATATTCGAACTGAATCCTTAACCGCATCAAGAACCTCATCTAGGCGTTTGTAGCAGTCGGGAGATTCATCAATTCCCGCCCCTCGCAACTCTATTCCTGAGCGCTCTACCCATCCGTTCATCATCTCCTGAGATACCTTTCCAACCCGCTTCACCGCCCCTGTCTTGCGGTCGAAGGTTCCCTTAGCCTCTGCCCTTCCCATCGCTCTTCCTGCCCCGTGTACGGTCGAATAGAGACTATACTTTGCGTCCTCATTCTCCACTCCCTCAAGAATCACAGACTGTTCTCCCATTGAACCACCAACAAATCCCTTTTGTCCAGGAAACGCAGGAGTAGCACCCTTGCGAATAACCCACAAGTCTTCTCCACCATGATTCTCTTTCCAAGCAAAATTATGATGATTGTGGACTTCTTCTAAAGCGGTTGCTCCAAGAATTTTTACTACCCTATTGCAAACCCAATTCCTACCCGCGTAAGCATATTCTCCCGCCAACTTCATTGCTTGCAGATAATCGGAACCAAGTTCACTGTCAACAGGCAACACACAAGGTTCTACATCTATGCCGTCACTTGCCCCTGCCGCCTTTAGAAACCACGTTGCTGTCTTGTGTCCTAGTCCACGCGAACCAAAATGAACCCCTACCCATACGCGGTCAAGCTCATCCGTGAATAGGTCAACATAATGATTTCCGCTCCCAATTGTTCCAAGTTGCTGATGAGCCATTTCCTTGAGTGGGGCAAGCATAGGCATCTTCCAAGTATCATCCTCGAAAACATCTCCATCCACTCGCTCATTGTTTTTGCGTCCAACGCCAAAACTGATTACGTTCCAAATGTCGTCCATGATGATCTTAATTCCAGAGCGCAAGTCTTGGCCACTCATATCGGTCAACACGGCTTTGTTTCCGCAGGCAATGTCGTACCCTACTCCGCTAGGACTAATAGCGTCCTTGTAGGCCACAACGCCGCCAATGGGAACTGAGTACCCCAGGTGGTTGTCAGACATAAGTGCTACCTTGTATGCCGTCTTTGCACAGCGGCGAATCTGTCCCAATGTATTCTCGTCCGCATGTCCAAAAATAGGTATGAATCCGTCAATTAACTGCATAATATTTCTCCCAAAAAGTAGGGCGACCGAAGCCGCCCTTTCGCTAAAAGTGGTTAAACCGATTGCTCAGACGCCAACCGCTCGTACTGAACTACGTAGTCAAGCACGCTCTCGCTCCACCCGTCGAGATGCACCCATTCTCCGTATCCGATGCCGTTTTGAGCAGAGGCTACATTGATAAGGTAGTTGTTCTTCCCAAAAGGCTTTGCGCTTGATGGCTTGTTGACCAGATCGCAATCCTGTTCATCGGTAATGACGATAATCCTATCCGCGTTGCCTTTTTCCGCATCGCGGACGTGCTCGATTACCTGCTTCAGGAATATTCCACCACCACCAATCTTACGGCCAGTTTGCTCGTAAGACAGGAGATCGCGTAACCCGAACCCACGGCGCGGAGGAACTAACATCGTTGCGTGAATACGACTGTCATCGTTGCCTGCGGTAGCGTAGACAGATACATCATCGCATACCTCACGCAACAGCATAGCCAAGGCAGCAGCCGCGCTAAGACGGTCAAGTTCTGACTTCTCTGAAATCTTTCCTTGCATCGAACCAGAGCAATCAACAATCAGAACAGTCTTTCCAGTCAACCTTTCCTGACTTTCAAGACAGCGGAACATAGACTGTTCAAGCTCAGGTTCCAACTGAGGAGCATACTTCGCCGCAGTGATGAAGCGGAAAGGAAGAACACGCTCAGTCTTCATTGTTGCGAGACCTTTGCGGATTACATCTACATCCACCCCCGCTTGCTGCATGTTGCGCAAGTTGCGAAGCAAGGCCATAGCACCCAATTTTTCCTCTTGCAAAAGTCGAGTGAACGTATCCTTCTTTGACGCGCCCCCGCTCAATGCGACTTCCCATGTGTCTGGAGACGTAAGAGTCTTGTCTGTCAACTTCTTAAATACTTCAGTCTGTTCTTTATCCTTGGGCTTTGCATGAACGAGAAATAGAACGTCGCGCAACTTGATAGCAGAGTTGTCGGAATTCCACTTCGCTAACTCATAGGAATTGAACTTCTGAAAGGCAAGTCCAAGACCCTTCTTCATCTGTGCCGTCAAAGGCTGCTTCTTTTCCTTCCAATACAGGGAAATCAATTCTCCCATCTCGTCAGGACGCTGAATCACATGCGCAATCGCTCCCGCAATGACTTCTCGTGTTTCCTTTGTGTTAGCATGAATCAACGAAACCAATAGCAACAGAGGAACGTGACGCAGCTTCATCTTTGTGCGTGCTTCATACGCGATGTTCGCCACCGTATCCGCACCGTTCTTTTTCTTCAGTATGTCCTTAACTTCATCTTGGATGCGATCAGCAATAGAAACTCCATCTTCGTAAAACTGATCCTCATAAAGCATCGTAGACATGACTGAACGACGTAATTGATCGACGGGATTAACAAATACCGCCACTGCGCCCTCGTGCGTGTAGATGAGCGCCTTCTTTTCTGCAACATTAGTACGCATTACGACTCCTCCCCTTGTGAAATAGAAAAGCCCCTTCCGAAGAAGAGGCTCTCTGATAGTATCGGGCGGAACAAACGACTACGGGTATTAAGCGCTCTAACCAGCTGAGCTACATCAGGCGTTATTTCCCGAAGGATTTATTCCTGAAGACGGGACTCGAACCCGCGACCTCTTCCTTAGTATGGAAGTATCCGTTGTCTACACCAGCCCGAACTTAGAGAGCGGAGAACAAATGGTCACGCTTTTACTTTCCAGAGAAGTAAGCGCAACACTCACTACCGCTCATACTTAATCTGTGAGGAACAATCGCTTCAGTATTACTGCCTTTCGGCATTCGGCTGCTCTAACCAACTGAGCTACATCCTATTTCTAAGATGATGGGACTCGAACCCACGACCCGCTGATTTGAAGTAACTGAAACTACACCATCACAGAAATCAAAACGTGTTTCCGGTGGTAGCCTAAACCGTTTTAATGTGGGAATCTTTAAGGAGTTATTGTTTCCTCACTCCCCCACAGCTAATAGGGCCGATGCTTTGGCAATTCGTCAGGATGGTTATGATTCCATTCCTGCACCGAAGATCAAAATCGGTGCTAGTAAGATAGCATGTCCAGTCACCGAGTATTTTGGTACTTGTGGCACTCGTAGCTTATTTACTAGCACAATAACAACTCTACTACAAATACTGCGCCAATGCAAGAACTATTTTCAACTATTTTCTACTTGCTTCCATGCTTGCAAACTTTGGGGCACCCGGTAGGAATTGAACCTACTTATAGAGATTTCTCTCAACGGATTCGTAGTCCGGTGCATGATCCGGTATGCTACGGGTGCTCATATTGATGGTCGGGGCGGCTGGATTCCAACCAGCGGTCCCTCGCTCCCTTAATGTCCAGTTGCATCATCCCCACATTCAATTAAACCACAATGTAGAGCAATATGGCAATTTTTACATACCAATTCACAGTAAACCAATTCCTTCAGCACTCGCTTCCACGACCACCCTCGCATACGTTTAAACTGAGGATCTTTCTTTGAAGGATCAATATGGTGAATGTCGAGCGCTACATCGAATTTATAATATCCACAATACTTACATTTTCCTCCAAGATATTCTCTCGCCTTGGCTTTTACTTCCCGTCCCTGTTCAGCCGTATAACGTGCATGGCATTTAGCGCATTTATTCGTTTTTCTACCGTAGAACTTTGAGGGGTCCGTTTCGCCACATGGGCATTTTCTAATATCCTCTTTTACCGGCATAGGTAATTGAGATAAAGTGTTATGTGATCCAAATGGAGAACATTCAAGGCAAAAATTCCTCCTTTGAAGATTGTGTTTCTTTCCATCTAATTCAACCCATATCGGGAACGATTTTCCACATTTCCTGCATAGCTTAGCCATAAATATATTATACACCGTATACGCTACTATATGGTCGGGGAGGTGAGAATCGAACTCACTCGATGTCTTGCTCCCAAGGCAAGCGGCCAACCTTTAGCCCACTCCCCGACAAATTAAATTTCGTTTCCAGGCTTCGCTACACCCGTGTAAAACTTATGGTGGCACTGGCGGCTATCGAGACCGCGACCTGTCGCTCTTCAGGCGACCGCTACTACCATTCTGAGCTACAGTGCCAAAACTATTCTGCTAAATCATCTGCCTTTGTCATGGCAAACCATTCGTTATCATGGAATACAAAGTGCCTACCATCGGAGAAATCAAAACTTACGGTGTCAGAACTTCGACAGTGAGTACACGTTACAGTTTCCACCGTAACCGATCCGTAGCTTCCCTCTTGGTCGAACTCTACCGGCTTACTTGTACTCCAGCTCATGCCAAACTCCTAAACTTATGGTGGACCGTGTGAGAGTTAAACTCACCGCAAAATCCTTGCAAGGGATTCTTGTGCTTCGGCACCCGGCCCGCTACTTAAACTCTACACTTCTACGACTCTCTGCGCCAGTTCGATGACGCTTGGTTCCGTCAGCAACCTATGGAGCGCAGGACTAGGCTCGGTAGGCTTGTCGAGCGCCTCTGTAAACTCTTTGAACTTCTCAGGAGAAATCCTAATCTCCTTCTGTTCGTCTGTGTAAGTTTTCATATAATTCCCTCCTTTCAGAAGTTACTACCAAACATCCCATGCCACGTTATGCGGTTCCTTGACAGGAAAATCTTTACCCATCGCAATCGCTACCGTAGCGGCACGTCTGTACTTCCTGTTTCGTATCCTAGCCCAAGATTTACGACCCGGCCATGCACCACCAAACGCGCCGGGATAACCACACGCATCACGCCACGGCTCACGTTTATCTTTCTGAATAGGATACGGCATCGTGTTCAACGTTCTGCTCATATTACCCCCTAATGGGGCGGTCGGTGGAGGTCGAATCCACAATAGACAAGTTCCACAGACTTGCCTGACATACCGATAGTCAGCACGACCGCACTTGGAGCCGAATTTCGGAATCGAACCGAACGGGCAGAGGATACAAGCCCCCGCTGCTACTCAGAGCATTCGGCAAACTTTATCCGCGAACAGAATATCTCTGATCGCCATCGGAGTCGTTCCATAAATAACGACCCCATTCCTGAACAGCTAATCCCGTCGAACGTAGGATCGAACGTCCCGTATGTACTGTAGCAGGTAATGGTCTGTGTATCAATGGCATACCTGCCTCTTCTGGTGTTCTATCGTCCTTACGCCTGTTACATTCTTGGCAACAAGAAACCATATTATCCCACGAATTTCTGCCTCCACGCGACTTAGGAATAATGTGGTCTAATGTTAACTCGTTACCACTTAACTTCCTACCGCAGTATTGACAGGTATTACTATCGCGAAGATAAATGTTCTTGCGTGTGACAACTTGCATCCTGATTGGGATATGTTTGTAAACCCTTAACCTGATTACTGAAGGTAAATAGATACCAGGATACACTTGAATGTTAGTGGGCAGTTCAACTGTTGCCTTTCCCTTCGTGATGAGTGTCAGTGCTCTCTTGCTGCTAATTATCCGTACTGCCTCATAGCTGGCGTTTAGCTGGAGCACCGGGCGTCTCATCATCGCACTTAACATTCTATTCCTCTTCGTAGAATCTGGAGCTTCGGGACGGACTCGAACCGTCTACTTTTGCGCTACGAGGGCAATGTTCATCCTGTCGAACTTCCGAAGCGTGCTTACGTCTTGCAACCACCATTTTAACCACGTTAAAATCAGAGTCAACCAAAATCATCTTGTGTTCCAAAAACTTCTTCCCCTTTCAATGTGGAGCGGGTCACGAAATTCGAATTCGTATATTCGCCATGGCGAGGCAACGCTTTACCATTAAGCTACACCCGCAAACTAATTGGTTCGGTCGCTCCGGCTCGAACGGAGATTAACGCCTTCAAAGGGCATTGTCCTACCATTGAACGACGACCGATCAAACTCTCTGGCACCGGGGCGCTTCCCCGCTCAAGGTCTTACTCTGACGGCTCGTACTTAGGTTGGCCTTCCCTTCATAGCTACTACGCCGTCACTGCCTATCCCCTGCGACTTACATAAGCGGCGCAGGATGCCACACCTTAAAACTTATGCCGCGCCTGAGTGTCGTGGTCACCCGTTATCGCGGTCCTGTCGCTTTCACTTCCACATCAGAAGCGATTTTTTGGAAGGGCCTCTCAGAATCGAACTGAGGTATTCTGCTCCAGAGGCAGACGCTTTACCACTAGGCGAAGGCCCTACTTCTTGCTAAAGGCTGGTCAGGAGGGACTCGAACCCCCATCGCCTCCATAAACGGTGGAGTGTAATGCCGTTATACCACTGACCAATAAACTTGTCTCCTAATGCAACGAGGCTCCGATTCCTTTCGGTTTCGGAGCCTCTTCAGTTTTACTCGCTCTATGCGATTATAAATCTGTCTGAGACCCCTCTCCTGTCGCGCAATTACGACCTTGCGGCTGGTTGGCCGTTGGTGTTGCTGCGAAATGGCGCGTGGTCATCATGTTTTTAACTGTATCAACTTCCTTCCGTATTGTCAAGAACTATTTTGCGGGGCTTCTCATCATGGGTCGGGTCCATACTGTACCCATCTGCCACTGATCTTGCATCCTTTTCGAAGGGACGCTCTGCACGTTACATGCCGCCGCGCAAACTCACAAACTTTGCACCCACAACAAGAATATCAGAATCGCCAAAACCAGATTATTCGGGATGCTCAGCTTCTCCCGTTTGACCAGAGGTTATCTGGTGCACCTCTGCGAGAGCTTCCCATGCAAACGGAGCACATCTAAAACTGTGACCGTCTTTCCGGTCTGCCAACCCTACTCGCGGGACCACGTTAGTGACCAAAATTCCGGTCGGATACAACCTCATTGCATAGGGTCAAGCAGGTTGCCACTTGACTTCCGAGAGTCTTCCGTATGCACTCATCTTTCGATGGCCACGATCCAGTCAACCTCTACTTTAACTCGGCGGTAGTTGTTGTCCCTGTGTGTCAATCCACACCGCCTATGCAAGCTCTGCGGGGCTGGACTCAACCAGACCCCGCTTCTCCCGTCATATATGCAGGAGTACATCTCAAAATGGTTGCCAGGGGAGGACTCGAACCTCCGATCTCTAACTTATGAGGATAGCGAGATGGCCGCTTCTCTACCCGGCGTCAAATAGGCCGAAACTTGCCATCTTCGCTATAGATCGTTTGGACTCTATCAGGTACGGTCGGCCTATATAACCGTCAACGAAGTTGCTTTTCGGTTCTTCGTGAATCCCGATTCTGTTGCGGAAGTATATCCTTCACGTAGGAACTTCCCAACATCAAATAAAGATTACCTTTTTCCTATGCGCTTGTCAAGAAGAATCGGTGGTTATTCTATGGTGCGCGTGCCAGGACTCGAACCTGGGGTGTTTACCGCTATGGGTCACAGCTTTACAGGCTGCTTCTGTCGCCACTGAGACACACGCGCACATCATGGAGGAGAGTGGACTATCGAAAGCCTACGCCATCTCTGACGCACTACCGGGTTCAGGCCGGTTCGGGCACCCTGCCCAGCACTCTCCAAACTGGCGGTAGGTTGAGCATCGAAGCCCCGTGCTATTCCTAACACGTCCCCGGTTTTCGAGGCCGGTTGGATAACCCTATCCGAAACCTACCGTACACTGGCGGAAAGAGCAGCATCGAAGCTGATGGCTTTCACCACGCACCGCTTTCCAGACGGGCCTCGCACCTTGCGAGTTCACTTTCCTAAATCATGGCGGAGAGCCGAGCGAACGATGCCCATTCCCGAAGGAACCATCTTCTTAGCAGGAAGCGCCTACAACCTTATAGGTTGACTCTCCGTAAAACTTTGTAGCGGTATGCTGGGGGAATTTGAGTCGCGTCTACTCAACTTCAAAGCCGCCATGCTGAACTCACGTTTACTGTAGACTCGGACGTGAGGCCGCTACAAACTTGGTGCCGATGGTCGGGTACGGGCCGACAAGCCTGAAGGTTTGGGCTTCAGAGGTATTCATTCCCATCACATCGGCAAAACTTTGGTGCGCGTAAGGAGACTCGAACTCCTAATGAACTTTCGTTCCCAAGGGCCTAGACCTTGTGCTTTGCCAATTTTGCTATACGCGCACATCTTAAAAATGGACGCCCGAATCGGATTTTAACCGATGAATAACTGGGTTGCGGCCAGTCGCGTTAAACACTTCGCCATCGGGCGATGGTAGGGGTTTTCGGACTCGAACCGAAATGTCCGTAAGGACGACTGATCTTAAATCAGTTGCGACTATCCAATTTCGCCAAACCCCCAAAACAAAAGCCCCTGAATATCTTCAGAGGCTTGTCGAACGAATCTTTCTGAGATTCAGTTCACACACGCCTCTGAATTGCCAATGACAGGCAATATAAAGAGGATAGCGAACTGAGTTGGTTTCTCATGTACACATCATTTCACGGATTCAATCGGTTGTCAAGCGCTAATCTACACGAATTGTGCTGCTTTTGAAAACCATCCACTTACACACAGTTCCTGTGATGCGTTGTCCGCTAGGACCTGTTGCTTCAAAACCTGTGTGGAAGTAGTCATTTTGGCTACAAGTGAACCATCGATACCCTGTGATTGATATTTGTGAGTATCCTGATCCACTCAACACTCTTTTTGCACCATCAGCATCAGTCATTCCGAATCCGCTTCCGAGTGCAAACAGAGAAACGACTAGGATAATCAGTACGATGCTTCCGAATCCAATGATAATTGTTGCAAGTATTCCCTGTTCATGCGCACTACTTTTCAATTTCTCCATAATCTCATTGTCTCCGTCTGGAATTGTTTCAAACATTTCTACCCCCTACCTGTGTCGTCCACTTCGGGCGAAACGGTTCCCTGTTCTGCGGCTTACCATACATGCCAACAGGCTTACTATACATGCCCGTTGCCACAAAACTGATTGCATGGGTATTGTGGGACTCAAAGCGCAGTCCCTTGACTGGTGTGCATCCTTGTCCTTCCCTCGCTCCACATACGGGGCACCACAGGGATAGACGACTCGTGCAAAGGTATGTCTGTACTTCAATTTCCATTGTTTCTCCTCAGTCTGGAAACTTAACTAAATCTTGATTCTCTTCTTGCCAATCCATGAATTTAGTTGCAAACGCAAGAACATCGTCTGATTGTTCAAACAAGGAATCAGCCAAATCGAACTCCTTGCGAATCAAAGCCTTATTAGCTTCCTTTTTAAGAAGTTGACTGTAGGATATAACAGCAGCAGGACTTAGTTTGTCCTGAGCGCGAATGAAAAACCACGGTTCGCCAGGATTCAGTTTTGACAATGGGTTAACATCTGCGTACTTTGGAGTTTTATCCATTTTCCATTCCCCACGCGTCTGCAATGCGCTTCAGTTGGACATTATGTTCAGCAAGTTGGGCTGCAATCTCTGTTAGGATTGACACCTTTACAGATTCCAATCCTGCTTTGTGCTCAGATACGGTCAAAGTCTCTAAACACTTTTTCTGACATATCTCGTTGAGTTTACGAATTTCTTCAGCGTTCACGTCTAGCCTCCATCATTTTGTCTGCCCATTTATAGGCTTGACTTGTGGTCTTCAGAATATCGAGCGATGCAAGAACCCAAAACTCATAAGAATTACCAGAAAATAGTCCATTCAACGCGGCCATAGCAAACTGGTCGCGCAGGGTTAACTGTGGCTCCGTCACTGTTATTCTCTGATTAGACAAGCCAGAAAAATCCGCAGGATCAATATCTACTTTGTCATACATCACTGGAGGGTTGAGAATTATTTTTAGCTTCTCGTTCAATTCAGCAAGCTGGGCAGCAACCTCAGTGAGCATCGAAGCATTCAACGACTCCACTCCAAATTGACGCTCCCTAACCGTTTCTGTTTCGTTGATTTCCTTTTGGCAAGCATGATTCAGTGATCTAATTTCTTCAGCGTTCATTTACTCTCCCCTTCTTTCTCCCATCAAAATGGTATTCCGTCAGGAAATTTCTCAAGTTCAAACCGTTTTACTTCCTCATCGTAGTAAAAATCTGTCCACTTCTCTTCATCCCACATATCTTTGTCCACAGCCATCTTAGCAGCCAACATGCAGAGTGGGCAACCTTGCGCTAATCTTCGTAGTGTATCAATGTCTCCGTACCACGATTCTGTGTCATCGTCAAGGTAGTAGCTGAGAGGATGCTGTGTCAAACCACGTTCCTTGCACTTTCCACAAACTCGGTCAGGATTCCTCAAGCAATGCAGTTCGTGGGTACGGCACTTCCTTTTCTCCCAAAAACCCTTACTGCAATGATCGCAATTGTAGCGCAGTACACGCCTTGATTTCATACTTTATTAACCCTTCCTCCTAAACGTGTAATATTATTGGAAATCCCATTCCAGCATTCTGGTATAGCATCATCTGCGGCTTCTTTCGTATTAAATACTTCAGGATAAGGAAGGATAAATAATCCATCCCTAAAAACAATTCTCCATTTATTACCAAACTCCTCCACTGAAAGTGAACACTCGTCTTTACGCTTTATTCTAGGGTGGTATTTCCATACACAAACTAATACCACCAGAACTACAAGTGATACCGACAAAAAACCATATAGATTCATTTCTTCTCCCCTTCTCCTACCAGTTCGTCGAATTTGTCAATGTCTACCACTCGCACAGCCTGAGCATCTACTACTTCGCAAGGCACCGCAAAGTCTTGTTGCCAAATTCCACTATCCCTGCGTTTGCAGATGTTGTTTGCGGACTCCTCCGAATATCTGCCAGCAAACTCAAGTGTAGTCGAATACCCCGCCTCGTTCGCTGCCCAAAAGAGGATGACTCCACGCGGCCACAGGGCCTCGTGCGATTTGGTCAGGATGTAGTATTCCTGCGGTTTATCCATTGAAGGGCACTCTCCTTGACTCGTATTCCTCTCTGCGTTTCTCCTCTTCTGGATCATATTTATCGGCATAGTACGAACGATCAAGAGGTTCGTTATATACTGGACGCTCCTGTATCCCACAAATCGCAGCGTTATCCTTGCATAATTGATTATTATGGCAAGTGCATTTATAGGTGTCCAATTGCGCTTGAGAAAGAGATGGATCAATCACAACGCCTTCTAATACTCCAAATGAATTCTTCCACGGAACTGTAGGAACATCAACATAAACACAGCAACCACTAGGGCTGTGTCCCCATCCACTATGGCCGCAATCAGGACATATGGATTCGCCGTGTGCGACTAAACGATTCTGCCATTTTCCACGGAGTTCATCCTCTGCGTTAGCTTCTTGCCAGTTCATTGTTTCTCCCCTTTTATTGCCTCGCTAGGACTCCGCTCGTCTTTGATTCCATACTTGATCCAAGCGGCAGCTATTTGGTTTAGGATTGCCAGCAGTTCCAAGTACGTTAAGTCGGGATGCTTCCCAATGGCATCCGTTACTGCCTTGTCGATGTCGGCGTGGGCTTGCTGTACTGGCATCACGCGAGGATGAATGTTCATTTCTTTCCTTCTCCAATAAGCCAAAGCAAAACAGTTGCTAACGTTCCCGAATCGCACGGCTTCCCCTGTTCAAGACGGAGGAGGGTGGCAGCAGAAGTATCAATTTCCTTTGCCACGTCTCGGATGGTTCGTTCCTCCATCGTTCGCCATTTACGTAGTACGGTTCCTAATCTCATGTACGCATCGTCTCATAAGCGGAGATTTGTGTCAAGAGAGAATTTTTGTTTTATTTCTTGACACGCTTAGTATTTTGCGCTAGGATTGCGAAATAGGAGAAACTATGCAGTTGCAATCACAACCCAAAGGTAAACAGTTGACTTGGAACGAACTCCTGTCGCTTTCTACGGGCGCTCTGGTCCGCGATCTACAAGGGGATGTAGGAACGGTGTCCGAAACGACATTCAAAGGGCGCATCGTTCGTCGTATTGAGTGGAATGACGGCTGCATCACTCTTATGAGCGGAAAGCCTCAACTCGAAACGGGAATCTATATTCCATGAATTTTATGCTTGCAATTATGCTTGCATTGTGCTACCGTGTACTTGCATAGGGGAGAAGAAACCATGATGGTAGTCGCAAAAACAGACAAGACGAGAAAATACCTAGCAATCAAAAAATTTAACGAGGAATTATGGGACAGCCGTCCAGATAGAGCAGAATCGGCAGCGATTGATGCCATAAGGACGGGGGGATTTGGGTGTGATTGCCTAGATAGGCGCGTAGGAAACTACGAAGGTCAGATTATGGCCATTGAGCGGGGATGGGTTGACGAAGAGAAGTATGGATATATTGTCAATCAGGACGGATTAGACGCTCTTAGGCGGCATGGAATCATTGTACGTTTCCTTCCGGGGAAAGACACTTGGCATGTCCGTGATTTCGAGTATTGTGTATACGAATTGGAGAATAATGGAAAACCTGCTCTAAAATTATTTTCAGAGTCTATACCTAAAGGGGGCGATTTAGGTATGCACCCAACGCTTGATATGAATGACGTTGTGGCGTTGAGAGACTATCTAAACGATTGGATAACAAGGAAAACAGGGGATAACAAATAATGTCAGAATCCAAGCGTGGAAGCAACGGTGGAAATGCTAGATCAGAAAAGTTGTCTAAGGAAGAGCGTAAGGAAATCGCTTCTAAAGCAGCGAAAGCAAGATGGGCAAAGAAAAAGGCTGAGAATAATCCTATCGAAACTACAATTTCACACGTCAACACGAAAACGGGAGAGACATCGGACCCGTCTCCTATCGGAACTATTATTACGAGCGTTACAGCCACTTATGGGGGACCGAGAACAGAGTCTACGTTTACCGCTACGACCAGCGATGGAACTAAAATTAAACTTCCTGGCATTCTAAATCCTGAATCCACCCCATTTATCGATATTTCCCAGCCTCAAAGTAACAACACTAATCCTATCGCGGCTTCCCCCGCACCTGTGGAGCAAGCAATAGTACCTGTTATTCCTAATGCGCCTAAGACAGATAAGCGTACTACCAAACGCAGGGCACGTTTACCCAAGGAATTTGGAGCAGCCCATTCCTACGCGGAAAAAAGACTGGCTGAGATTGCAAAAGAACGCGGACAAATGGTTCGCCAAATTGGAGAATTAACGGCTAAGGTTCACGGTCTAGATGCGGAGACTCCAGGCCTCTTGCAACTTT